CTGGTGGCTCTTGAGCGTGAACTGCACGCCCGTAACATCGCCGCAAAGGAATACATCAAGACCCAGACGGCCATCGAACGGTTCGGGAAGGTAATCCTGTCCATCCGCAACGAACTTACCCAGTTCTCCATGAAGGTGGCTACCAAGGCTAATCCTGACTCTCCAGGTACTGCCATGAAAGCCATTGATGCCGAGATCACAAAGATGCTCCTGCGTCTGTCCACACAAGTAGAGGAAGCCGAGGAAAGCGTCGTGGAGACGCCAATCGTTATTACCGAAGAAGAACCAAAAGAGTCAGAACAACCAGACGAGGTTATCCAAGATGGAGACGAAGTTTGAGAACATCCTCCGTGGACTGCTCGCACCAGACCAGGACACAGATATCATTGACTGGCTTGAGAAGAACATAAAGAACGTACCATACTCGCCCCAACCTGGCCCTTTCAGGGTCGAGTCCACACCTTACCTAATCCCCATCCTTCGTGCCCTCCAAGACCCAGAAATCAAAACAATCGTCGTCCAAGGCAACGTCCAGTCAGGTAAGTCTATGGTGCTGGAACTGTGGTCGGCGTTTGTCCCAGCACGCACACCTGGCCCGATGCTCTTGCTACAAGATATCGACCTCAACGCCCAAGACTGGCAACAGACAAGGCTCAGACCTCTTTGGGACAATACGCCAGCAACTAGGGACAGAATATCTGAAATCGACCGTAATAAGTGGCACACAACGCAGTTTGAGCGAAATATTACCTGGGTGCTTGGTGCTAATAACGAACGAAACCTCCAACGGCGTTCAATTCGCTTTCTTGGAGGTGACGAATGTTGGCAGTGGCCGAAAGGCCACCTCAAGCAAGCGTTAGCACGACGAACCGCTTTCGAGTGGCAGGGGAAGTCCGTGTTCGTCTCGCAGGGGGGTGTGGACGGCGACGAGTTTACGGAACTTTTCAACTCGACCGACCGAGGTGAGTGGAACTTCAAGTGCGTTTCCTGTAACCAGCGTCAGCCTTTCGAGTGGGTTCAGATAAAGTATCCAGACGCCGCAAAGACCCCTACTGGGTGGGACTTGGACATGGTTCGTGCTAACACGACCTATGAGTGCAAGTTCTGCAAGCATCAGCACCTAGACAGAAACAGCGTACGAGCCGAGATGGTTCGTGATCCTGAGTATGTCCCTATGAACCCCTCAGCACCTAAGGACAGGAAGGGTTTTCATTTTAACGCATTGTCCATGCTCTGGGGTCTGTCCTGGGGCGACCTTGCCGTGGAGTGCATCGAAGCCGCACAATCATTCGACAGCGGCGGTGACGAGTCTAAGCGTAGAGACTTCAAGATGAAGCGTCTTGCCTTGCCTTGGAGCGACGAGCCAGACGACGGTGGAGGGGAAGTCCTACCTAGCGGATACCTGATGGGAGAACAATGGCTGGACGAGGCCGCAAACATTAATGGCAAGGTACAGCCGCCTCCGTTCACCAAGGAGCAGATGGATAACGTCAACTTCGCCCGTCTTAGGTTTATGTCCGTGGACGTCCAGCGTAAGGGCTTCTACTGCCTTGTTAGATCCTGGAGTCACGATGGTAAGTCCCGCCTCATCTGGTGGGGTTATGTCGATACTTGGGAGCAAGTCAGGGCAGAACAGGTAAGACATGAGGTTGCCCCCATTTTTACGTTTGTGGACTCTGGAGATGGCCCGAACATGGAGGAAGTCTATCGGAATTGTGCCACATACGGCTGGAACGCAACAAAGGGGTCTGGTAACACCGACTTCCCGTGGAAAGTTCAGACTCCTTACGGGATTAAGATGGCCTATCGACCCTACGCCCCAGCAAAAGTCGTCCAAGTAGGAAAGCAGTCCTGCCGTATGTTCATGTTCTCCAATCTTATCTTGAAGGATACGCTCACCCGCCTTCGACGGGCTGGGCATCATACCTACTCCCAGGACGCAGGGGACGAATACCGCAAGATGATGCAGTCTGAGCATAGGACTAGAACCGAGGCTGGTAAGCCTATCTGGGTTCAGATTGGCGATCGCCCTAATCACATTTGGGACTGCGAGACTATCGGCATACTACCCGCACTGATGGCCCGTCTCGTAGGTAAAGGCAAAAACAAGAACGCTGTTGACGAAAAGACAGTTGACAAGCCTGCCGAGACTCCAAGTCTGTGATTAAGTCTGTATCCCTCTGTTTGTTCGCTGGGTGGCTCTTAGCGGTCGTTGTTGGCAGAGGGGTACAGGCCCATTCTTGACTAAAGGCCAATTACAACATGGCTTTCGTGCATTACAGAGGCTCGACCTCACCCAAGGGCATCTTTATGACCCTAGAGGTGGCTGAGATTGAAGCCATCCGAGCCAAAGCAATCGCACTTGTTACTGAAGGTAAGACGATTATGGAGTATCGCGACAGTGGTACGGACATTCGCAAGGACTGGCCTATTGACCCTCCGACTATCCTGCTTGAGTGCCGTTATGCACTCCAGATTAAGTTGCCAGAGGTCTATGGCGGCATCGACCGAGTTCGTGTGGGCAATATGCTCAACAACTTCCGAGGTCTTTAATTGCATATGGCGTCTAAAAAAAGCATTGGAAAGTCCAAAGCCTCCAAAGGGGTTGGGCCTAAACTGAAGAAACAGGCCACTGGCGGTCCTGGTATCTTCTCTAATTTCGAGTCCGCAAAGTTCTCGAACAAGCGTTCCTGGATCTGGTCTTCTTGGCCGACTGACTTCAAGAAGACAATGACGGTCTTCGACCGTCTGGAAACCACCCGCAAGATGCGATGGATGGAACTGAACGCAGGCGTCGTTCGTGAAATCCTGGCTAATATGGCCATGTATGCCGTAGGTTCTGGCATCAAGCCAAAGGCTCGTACTGGCGATGCGATGCTCGACAAGAAGTATGAGGATGCCTTTGAAGAATGGGCTTCCATCCCTTGCGATATCACTGGCCGTTTTAATTTTTACGAACTCCAGCACATCATCGCCCGTCTAGTTTATCGTGACGGAGAGTGCTTCCCAATAAAGACCAAGAATGGTGCAGGCGAACCCTGCATCCAGTTACTTGAGTCACACCGCATCGGAAGCAACCAGAGTGGTGCTCCCCCGCCTAATGAGGTGGATGGCATCCATTTCGGCCCGTATGGTAAGCCTGATTGGTATAACGTAATCCGTTCGGACGGCTCTAGCCGCAGAGTTCCTGCAACCGCTGTTATGCACGTCTATCAGCCTGAAGTCGCTTCAGGTGCTAGAGCGTACAGCCCCCTTCAGCACGCCATCAACAACATCGTTGATATGCTGGAAATCGTCAGTCTTGAGAAGTTTGCTGTCAAAATGAACAGCGACGTTACTCGCACGATTACACGCGAGACGGCCCAGTTTGACGGAGCACAGTCTGATTTTGAGGCTTTTGGTATGCGTCCCCAAGACGTCACTGGTAATGGTCTTACCAACCCAGATGAGGCTTCTACCTTCATCGGCGGCAAGATCCTGGCCCTTGCACCTGGCGAGAAACTTGAGTCCTTTGTTTCCAACCGACCGAACCAGACGTTCAACGGCTTCATCGAGTATCTTGTCCGTGACTCCGTTGCTGGCGTCCTCCCCTACGAGTTCATCTACGATCCGTCCGCCGCCTCTGGTGCTTCGATGCGTCTCATCGTCGCCAAGGCCGACCGAGTGTTCCAGCACCTCCAGCAAGTCCTTGTCAATCGCTTCCTCACCCCTGTCTGGGGTTATGTAATCGGTAGCAAGATTGCCTCTGGAGAACTTCCTTCCTGTGAATACTGGAACAAGGTCAACTGGACTACCCCGAAGCGTGTCACCGTCGATGCTGGCCGTGATGCGGCTCAGAACCGAGCCGATATCGAACTTGGCATCAAGACTGTCGGTGAAAATTGCCTTGAGGAAGGAGAAAACTTCAACGAGATGCTTCGTCAGCGTGCCTGCGAAGCAAGGGCTTACGTCGATGCCGCAAAGGAGTTCGATATCCCGCTTTGGATGCTCATCAAGCCTACCAACGTCGCTCTGGCCGACATTTCAGGTGAAGAACCTGGGGAAGAAGGCGAAAAAGACGAAGACGTTGATCTGGACGAGGAAGATGAAGCCGACAAGAATGAGGCCGAAGAAACTTCCGAACCCCAAGAGGAAGACGAATAATCTACCATGCGAAACCTTATCCAAGCCCTAAAGACCAGCAAGCGATTGATGATTAGTCCGACGCTCGCCAAGGCTTATGTCGAGAGCGTCAGCGACCTCAAAATCAACGTCGATACCAAGGCGTCCGATGTTAAGGAAATCCTCGCCATGATGTTCGGAGAACAACCGAAGATGGAAATTGTCGGAAAGACCGCCATAATTCCTATCAAGGGAGTCATCGGTCGTGGCCTGTCTGATATTGAGAAGATGTGCAACGCCGTGGACGTGAATGACATTTCGTCCAATCTGCATGAAGCCACACACAATCCTTCCGTAGAGAAGATCGTCTTTGACGTAGATAGTCCTGGCGGCAACACCGATGGACTTGAGGAACTTGCAGAGAAAATCTATCACTGCTCTAAGTTCACCGAGGCTTTCAGCGAGAACGGCGTCCACTCTGCCGCCTATTACCTGGCTTCTCAGGCAAAGCGTTTCTCTGTTACGAAGTCCGCTGAAGTGGGATCGGTAGGCATCTTCATGGCCTTCCCAGACGTCTCAGAGGCTTACGCCATGGAAGGCGTCAAGATGGAGGTCATTCAGTCTGGCAAATACAAGGCCATTGGTCTGGAAGGAACTAGCCTCTCTGACGACCAGCGTGCCTATCTTCAGAACGACGTCGATGAAGGTCACGCTGATTTCAAGAACGCCGTTAAACGTCGCCGTACATTCGTCAAGGACGAGGATATGGAAGGTCAGTCTTTCGGTGCTAAGAAAGCCGCAGAAAAGGGCTTCGTTACTGGCATCGTCAATAGCATCTCCGACGTAATCATCTCGGACTACGCTTGACATAAGGCCATTGGCAATAATCCGCTATGTCGTCCATCGAAGAACGTCTCAACTCCCTCAAGGAAGCCTTTGTTGGTAAGTCGGCTGAAGCCGAAGCCAAGGCCGTTGAGGTCAACGCCCTCAATGCCAAGGTCGAAGAACTGACCGCCGCTGTAGCCGCCAAGGAAACCTTTGCCGCCGAAATCGTGGCTAAGGTTGCTGTCCTGGAAGCCTCTCTCAAGGACGCCGTGGCTAAGGCCGAGGCTCTTATGAAGGAAAAGGCCGCTATCGAAGCCTCCTTTGAAACCGCTGGCAAGAAGGCCGCAAAGATCGCCGCTTCTGTCGGCGTCGAGCCGCTTGAAGTCTCTCCCGCTGTCTCCGCTGTCGAAGCCAAGACGGACGACGAAATCGCCCAGGAATGGGCGGCTATGAAGCAGAAGGAACCCAAGGCCGCTTCCGAGTTCTACACCAAGAACCGTTCGGCTATCCTGCGTGCCTCTGGCCTTCGCTAATCTTTCATCCTAAACTCACCCTAAACTACTATGTCTAACGCTATTGGGGGCCTAACCCTCCAACTCGTCGCTGAAGAGTCCCTGCGGACGCTCGTCCCGCAACTCCAGCCTCTCACTAAGATCGCCGTCACCGACTTCGGAGCCTATGTTGCCGAACGTGGTACGACCGTCCACACTCGCTACGCTGGCAAGTTCACCGCCGCCAATTATGACCGAGCCACTGGCTTCGTCGCCTCGGATGCGGTGTCCACCGACGTTCCCGTGACTCTGGTTGACCAGAAGCACGTCACCGTCGCCTTCACCGACTACGAAGTTGCCACGCTTTCGCTGGAACGCCTCCGCCGCCTGTTCATGGCTCCGATGGCTAACGCCGTCGTCAAGTCCCTGTTCGACCAGGTTCTCGGCAAGGTTGATAACTCCTTTGAGTCTGGCTACAATGGTGCTCAGTCTGGTTTCAACCGTATCGCTGTCTCCAACATCGCCAAGAGCCTTACGCTCGCCAATCTTCCCCAGGAAGGTCGTGCGGCCCTCGTCTCTCCTGATGCCTACCAGCAGTTGATTTCCGACCCCGTTATCGCTCAGGCGTTCTCCATCGGTACGTCCGACGTTATCCGTGGCAACCGCCTCGGCATGATCCACGGTATCGACTTCTACGAATACAACGGCTTCGACGCCGCTGGTCTTGAGGCTGGTCTTAACGGTGTTGTCTCCTGCAAGGAAGGTCTTGTGGTCGTCACCCGTGTTCCTGCCGCCCCGACCACTGGTGGTGGCGAACAGACCATCGTCACGGATCCGGACAGCCAGTTCTCGTACGCTCTCCGCTACTGGTACGACTGGTCGGCTGGTCTGCACAAACTGTCGGCCAACTGGCTCATCGGTTCTGGCAAGGGCAACCCCGACGCCCTCCAGAAGATTACCTTCGACTAAGGTTTCTAGGAGGGGCAAGTGTCCCCTCCGACGCACAATGCAGAGAGGCCCATCCCATAAGGGGTGGGCTTCTTCTTTTTTATATTCCAATCCTTGACCGAGGGCAATTGGTATGGCCGATATCTGGGCAGAGTTCGCCGCTGATGCGGCTTCCATTCTCACTGAGATTGGCAAGGACGTGACCATCAAGGCCGTTCCTGGCGGAACTCCTATTGCTGTTAAGGCTATGATTAGTCAGCCGATGGTTTTACAGGACATGGAGACTGGTGGCTTCCTTAACTCTACAACCTTTGAGGTTAAGGTTCTAAAGTCGTTTGCTGACGCCAATCCTGGACTAGTCGTTTATGGAAATATCGTACATTACGCAGGTCAGGACTACCGCATCGTAGCCATCGCCAATCGCCCCCCTGCGTCCTGGGTTATCGCAAGAGTCCAGACCAAGGAACAATGAGAGTAACCGTCCTTCAGGGCGTAATCCTTAACGAAAAGGAGTTTCAACAGCACCTGGCGGCATACTGCCGTGTTATGGGTGGCAGTGCGTCTAAACTACTCCAGAAACAGGCTAGGCTTTTCTGTGAAGATATGCAGAATTACGTCTATCCTTTAGAGCCAGATGGCGTAATGGGTCAGGATGGCATTTCCCAGACCGCAAGATACAATGGCACTGACCGAGTTCGCAGTCAGATTGAAGGTATCTTTATTCCATTAGCATACGTCGGTGCTGGTCAGATTTTAAAGTATGGTAATGAAGGTGTATTCACCGCTTGGCTTGCTGCTAAGAAAAAAATACCAGAACCAAAAATCCCCGATTGGCTTTTGAGGGGTGATATGTATCCAGGAAAAAGCCTGTGGTATAAGTTCCAACAGTGGGAATATGCCAAGAAACAGGCTGGAGTAGCCAGCCGTATCGACCTTTCTACCTATTATACTGGAAACATCCAAGGTATCCACGAACGTACCCGTGGTGGTAATAAGAGTGCTACTTATTTTAAATACATGGAGGCGGCTGGAGAAAAGGGTAAAATCAGCGTTATCGGAGATACTGGAGCCGAGATCCTGGCCTATTCTAAACGTGTTGAAAAGCGTGTCGGAGAACTAAAATCCGCTTGGTTTGCCGCTTCAAAAGACCTAGGCTCAATCAAGTCTGCCGCTTGGATTAAGGGTAATCAATGGGGTACTGGTATCCAGATTAATGAACTTCAGAACCCAACTGTTCCTTCCGTAACGGTTGGAAACAGCAAACAGGGTCTTCACGGCCAATATAAGCCGCATACTTTTGATTGGTATAAATACTGCCTTTACCATCGTGCATACGCCATGCGTGTCGAGATGGTTAATAAACTTGTCAAGGGCGGAAACGCCAACACACTCTTTCACCTCGCCGCCACTTCTGGGGTCGGCAAAGGACTACAAGTTACACCGTGAGTTACCTAATGCGTTCAATTATCGAGGATAAGGTTTCAGCCTACCTCGCCGCCAATATCACCGATACCAATGTGGTAAAGGGCATCACGGACTCCCTCCGTAGCCTGCCGACCATCGTGGTCTATTCGACCAATGCCTTGCCCCCTAAAGAACTTGGGGCCTACAATCTTGGCAACTACGTCGTAAACCTTGATATCTACGTCTATTCGTCCGCAGACGACGACACCTTGGTACAGCATAGGGAACGGGTAAGCAAGGTTCACGGCTTGATGGCCGACCTGGATGCTCTAAAAGACCTTTGGAACGTAGGCGAAGGCAAACTCTATGCCTCCTGGATCGAGTCTGACGAGGAAGGTATGCACAGTCGAAACTACGGAAACAAGGTCTGCTACACCATGGTCGCAGTCCTACCCCCGTCTCCTTGACATAAGGCCATAGTCATACTACTACCGCTATGGCACTTAACGAGTTTGGAGAAGCCCTTATCTTTGGCCCTTACGATGAAGTTGTGGGCCTCGTCGTCCAGTCCGACTCTTGGACTGTCCGCTTCGGCCTCGACGTCGAAGTTATGGACGAACAGGGTCGTGTTATTACCAATCGTCTAGACGACGAGCGTAATGAGATTACCATCGAAGGCGTCATTAAGGTCACGGACTCCGTTCTTCCTGGTAGTACCCTTACCTACTCTGGTATGTCGTTCATCGTGAAGGAAGTTACCGATCGCGGCTCCAATCAGGAGTACCGCAAACTTTCCATCCGAGGCGTCAAGTACCAGGAAATCGCCTAAATGGAAGGCGGCATCAACAGCCGCTTCAGTCACGCCGTAAAGACCTCAACCTTAGAGTATGAGGTCTGCGGTCGTGTTTTGAAGCCTATGTGCCTACGGCACAGGCTTCTGTTGCAGGAAATCGACTCACCGCTTCTTGTGCCTGACAAGATTGTTTCGCCTCAAGATCTAATCATCGCCGCACGCATCCTGTCCACCTACGACCTAAAAGAGATGCTTCAAATTGTGGCAACAAAAGCGGACAAAGATTTGTTCGTTAAAATCTTCCTTGATAACTCAGAGTACCAAAAGGAAATTGCTAAAATGTCAGAGTATATGGTCATGCAGGACAATATGCCTGTAATCTGGGATAAGAAGAATACGTCAGCAACGAAGGGTATCCCAATCGTCTTGGCCTGTGTAACTAACCTTACTCGTAATGGAGTCGGATATGAACAGGCTTGGACTATGCCTGAGTCTGAGGCTATGTGGATGTATCTTGCCAACGTGATCGCAGATGGAGGTGACATTCATATTCTTACCCAAGAAGATATCGACTCTATGAAGCATCTTGAGGCCATGGAAGAACGGGTTAAAGCCGCCAAGGAGAAGCGTCGCCGCCGATGAGTTCTGACGAAGTAAAAATCAAGTTCGTGGCCGACACCACGGGTCTGGAAAACGTACCACTTCCAACCCCTAAGCCACAGCCTACTCCTACGCCTCCTGGCCCCACGCCTCCTGGCCCCACTCCTCCAGGACCTACCCCTCCAGGACCTACCCCTCCTGGGCCTACACCCCCAGGACCCACCCCTCCTGGGCCTCGTCCACCACAGCCGCCACCCATTCCTCCTGGCCCTCCCCCACTTCCGCCCACTCCTACTCCGCCTTCTCCTGGTGGCGGCGGTCGTGGTAGAGGACGTAAGGCACTCCCTTGGGAGTCTGGATGGTCGGATGAAGCAAAGTTCGATATCACATCTGGACTTGCTGATGCACTGAGTGGCATCAATCTTATCCAGACTGCTTGGGGTGCGGCTACTAAAGCCGCAGAAATGTATGTCGATGCCATCAAGGGTGGTATCGAATACGCCCAGAAGATTGAGAAAGTTTCTCGTGTAAGCGGTCTTACCGTCGAAGAAGTCCAGAAGTATGGATACGCCGCACAAATGTCTGGCGTCGATTTTGAGACGTTTGCTGGGGCTATGTCTAATGCCAACAAGGAACTAGGCAAGTTGGCCCTGTATGGCGGAACTAGCGTTGTCGCACTTTCTAGGCTCGGTATCAATGTAGATAACGTAAAGAACCATAGCGTAGGTGCTATTGACGTCCTGAAGAAGATGGCCGATGCTTACAAGAAGCACGCCGAAACCGCTGAAATGGCGGCCCTTGGAAACCAGTTGTTCGGCGGTTCTTTCAAGGATATGATCCCGATGCTTCGCAACGGATCCGCAGAAATCGAACGTCTTGCTGAACAGGCTCCAAAGGTTGACGCTCAGACAATCTCATCCTCAGCCGCCGCTGGTCGTGCATTTACTGGCATCAAGGAAACCGCTTACGCAAAAGCGGCTGAAGACCTGGTTGGTTACACGAAGTCTGAAGAATACGCCGCTGGTGGATTATCAAAGGGCGTTGAGTCTGGTGACGTGTCTGCAAAGGAAGCAGTCGAAAAACTACTAAAGCCAGCAAATCGTGGAGCAGAAAAGACCCTTCTTTCAAGTAGTGCTAGGCTTGGAGAATACGCTCAATTCCTTAGCCCTGCTACGGCGTATAATCTTGGGGTTAAAAAGTTGCTAGGAATGGATGAGTCTGGTCTTGTAGCAAAGGCTACGGCTGGTGAAGGTATCCGAGGTGCTGGTGAAGACACTAAGACTGTCCGTGAACGCTTCATCGCTATGCGTGGCGGAGATGTGCAGAAACTTTCCGAAAGTGATAAGAAGATTGTATCCGCCTTTGATGATAAGATTAAGGAAGAAGGCGGTATGAACCTACAAAGCGGAGTGTTTCAGGCCGCTTCCAAGATGCAACAGATGGGCGGCGGTGACGTCCTTTCCGCCATCTCCCGTGTTGACTTCGCCCAGCAGACTGCCGACAATACCGCCCGTACTGCTTCCGCTGTCGAAAAGATTGCAAACTCCCAACCTGGCGGAAGCACTAACACGCCTCCCCCTCCAGACACTAACGGCCCAGTAGCCAAATAATATGACATTCCCAATCTACCAGCCAAACGGCATTTCGTATCAGCAAAGCGGCGTTGATATCAATGAAAGGTATGTGATGGAGAAGAACTGGACTGTCCAGCACGATGGCTTCGGCCTCGTCACGATGCAGTTGAAGTTCACCGCAGACTCTGACAAGTCGTACGATATCACGACCGATTTCAAGCGAGGCGACGCACCTCCGATTACCAACATGGAGAATATGACTCTGCACAAGGCAGTCGCTTCTTCTAATGACGGAGTATGCACAGTTACGGCAGATTATTGCGGTATTGATGGGGCCGCTGATACTACCATCACGCAAGTCCAGGTATCCAGCACGACGTCACAAGATCCGATTGAGACGCATCCAAACTTCAGCAAAATCCAGTGCGAGAAGATTGGCTACAACATTCATCCGCTTGCTGGCCCTGCGGCCTACATCTTTGCCAACGAAAGTGATCCTGAGAAGAACCCTAACAAGGCTCATTTTGCGATGGTGACTACCAATGGTACTCAACTTACGCAGTATCAGTTCGTAGGTTTCCTTCCTTCCAGAAACACAGAAGACCCAGTTAACCTGAAGGCTGGCGTAAAGTCATACTTCAAGCCAGGTGTCACCCTGCGTTGTCTTTGCTACACTAACAACGCTGAGTTGGCTAAGAAGACCATCCTTCGTGTCGGTTGGGCAAACTACGGTGCTATCGGAGCAATCAACCTTCCTCCGCCTTACAACACCCTCCTTAATGATTACGACAGTGACTTGCCTGTAATCCTTCCTGAAGGCGTCAAGCGTGACAGAACCTATCTTTGCACGAACGCATCCGTCGAAGTCTATGGTGGCCTATACAAAGTGCAGGCCGACCTTATGATGAGTGGTATCATCGGATGGGATGATGAAATCTATCCCGTTGATGCAACCGAGCCAACCTCTCAACAATAATGGGATTAGAAGGCTTTTCTAACAACGCCTCTGGAGGTATGTCTCCTGGGGATCATCTTTACGCCAAGACGTTCAACAAGTTGGCTACGTTTACGGACAAGGCTCAAGTCGGCCCGTCTGATGGCGTTATTTTTACTTCGACCAACGGAGGCGTCGGGATGTATATCCCGCAGGACTCAAGGGAAAACAACAGCATCATCCAGCAGTTTCAAATCTTCGTTGAGCCTTACGAAGTCCTTGGGAATACGAGCGACTTCTCCATTATCCGTGTCGTCAAAGGTGAGGTCGTCTGGAAGCCAAAACTGCTTCAAGAAATTGTAATCCCTGTCGATACTTGCACGACCCAGACAACCATTGAGAACTGGTTTGCTCTGCCTACCTTCCCAATCATTGACGACGAGAACTCTGTCTTTATCGGTGACGGAGGTATCCGTGTTCCTAAGATTTCTGGCATCCCTATCGGCATTTACATCTTCAAGGCCACGAACCTACCGATTGATGTTCCTCCGATTATCGTAGCAATTCCTGATTACACGCCTTCCTGCCCAGTAGTGTTCCCAGGAACTCCTCCAGTCGCTGACGCAGTTTGGGAGTTAGTTAAAATCGGTAGCGTAATCTACACCAGTCCTGAGCCAGAAGCAGAACCCCCTATCGACGGAGGATGGGAAATCACCCAGAACTTTATCGGTTCGCTAACGCTTCCTGGTGGCGGTTCTTCTTCTGACCAGCCTTCAATCCCCCCGCTTCCAGCACAGTTGAAGAACGTAGATGAGGGAGGCAATACATCCCCGTTCCAGTGCGTAATCACACAGGTTAACAACGAGCGTTACCTTCAGATCGCAACAGGCTCTTGCACGTTCACGCAGAGCAATATGCCAACCATCAAGACTGGTGCTTTCACCCATATCAAACAGGCTTGGTTCCAGAAGGTTCAGATTTGCCCAGAAGGTACTAGGACTGACTACAATGAGATGTGGCCTAACCCATCGTTTGACCCAGAGCCTTCTTTTTCAAATATTACGATGGAAGGTGGGGGAGGTTACAGGCTGTTTGATACTGCCGACCCGCTTACGCTTCTTGCGTTCAAGTGGGACGTGGACACCAATGTAGAGGGATTTGAGGACATTCCGATTGCAGAACCAGCGACAAAGAACCTGCCGACGCTCGCTCTGATTGCCCAATCCAACCCTACTGACTTCAATAAAATCCAGCAGGACAGAGGCCCGTCAATCTACGAGAACACGATGAACGTGCAGAAGATGGAAGGCTACACGGCGGCTGACACAGAACTGCCAGGAGACTGGGGACACTGCCACACTACTTGGATGAACCCTCGTAAGATTGGATATAACTATAAGGCTATCGCTACCTTAACCCCAGTCGCAAATACGTTCGGTTGTTTCGTCAATATCGAGCAAGTAGGTATTCCTGGGGTCTGCAATTCCATTCAAGCAATCAACTTTTATGGAGATGCCGCAAGCGGAGTGGCCGTAATTTCTGCCGTCGTTCCTCCGCTTTCTATGCCTGCGGCATCTGTGATCCCATTTCCTGTCGTAAGCACTTTCACTACGACTGAAGCAATCTTGTCCGATGAGTTGGCTATGTTCAGATGCCTTAACTCAATCCCTGGCCTTAATGGGAACGTACAGGTATCAAAGGGACTTGAAGGGCAGTATTTTGTAACTTTTATCAACGCCTTGCAGGGTCTTACAATCCCGCTTCTTACAGTTAATACCAGTGCTGTCGTTGCCTTCAATTATCGCTTTGAGGTAGTCCAGTACCACACAGGAGATATCAACCTTGAAGTCCAAGCACAACTTGGAATGACGCAGTTGATGAACAAGGATGGTGTAACAGAAGAAGACGACCCTTACAATGCCAACAAGGACTCAGACCCTTCTTGGAAGGATATCATCAATAAATCCAATGTCACGGCCTGCAAGGACTTCTCTGGTGACGTCACTTGGGAGGGGGTTAATACTATGGGCGGAGAAACCGAAATTAATCCTGACTTTACCATGGCTGGATCTTGCTCCAACTCCTGCGACTTCCCGTTCCAGGTCAAACGTCAGTCCTATGTTGCAGAGGAATACGCCGAGTTCACAATCTGTACGGGCATGGTAAATAACGTCATTCCTTCCAACATGGAGGACACGTTCACGCTTCTCAACGGATACATCTACCTTGAGGTGGCCTATGACAGCGAGAACAGGGCTTTCCCAGGAGGCGTTACCATCAGCAAAATCGAGGACGGAGAAGTTCCCGACTCCACGAAGGACGTATCCCACGTCGCAATCGCACGCATCGTCGATGGAGTCGCAGAACAACTCATCACTGGATCACTCTGGGGCGACCGCATCCAAGTCGGTGCTGGTGAAACCGAAAAGGCGTTCTACTACTACGCCCAGGTCTGATGCCATCAGACAACGTAAATATCGGAAAGGACTCCGAGAAGACTTGGGCCGCACTGCGTTCCCCTTTGTTCAAGGGAACTGGATATCGAGAGTATTTCCCATACATCGCTCCGTACAATTCAAACTGGAGCGAAAAAGGGATTATTCCTACGCCTCATAACGCAGGGTATGAGCAAGCCATAGGAAACCCTAATCCACTCATCAGGGCTTTTCCTTTTAAGGTTTTTAATGGATTTGGTACTTCGGCAACGATGTGCCTAGGCGTGCATTATTTGGATAGGATTGTCAGCCCACCTGGGGTTCCTCCTGTGTACCAAGTTGACAATTTCCTGTCTATTGGAATTGGGTACTTTGTTGGCAAAGAAGACGGAGGATACTCTGAACTCGTTTATTGCGGGTCTTGGGACTCTGCCGACCAGCCAGTCCAGCCTGACGACCAAGGGTATGACTTCCACGCCACTAGGGATACCTTCCGTGGGGCCGTGGTAAACCTGACGATTACTGACGGGGTAAACCCACCCCTAGACTTCAATGTGACCATAGATGACTCTATGTTCCCAGATAACCAAGATGCTGACGCTCTTGTAGGTATTATGTTTTACTCGTTTCAGCACGATGGGTCGTGGGTAGAGCCTACCCCATATTGGACGATTAACTCGGTCACAATGCCGTCTTGACCATTTCTTGACTAAAGGCCAAGATAGGGACTATGGCTATTAATACCTATCGTTTTTGGATGGCGACGGACGCCAACCGCTTGTTGGCTAACCAAAACGCCTTCATTCAGGCGGCGGCTCCGTCCTTTTATCAGGGGAACGTAGCCCAACTTGAACTTCATATCGTCGCATCCGCTGGGGTCGGCACGTCCCCCGTCGAAGTCCCATTCCCAGCGGGTGCGGCCATCTCTGTTGCGGTCGGTGATACCAATACATACCCTACTGGTGGCTCCTGGGAACTGATGGTCGGAACGACCGAAACTGGGCCTATGCCATACAATGCCACGACTACCCAAGTCGCCGCCGCATTGAACGCCCTTACCGAAGTGTCCTCCGAAGGTGGGGTCGCCGTCTCCAAGACTGGCGATGGCTATACGATTACTTGGAACACCTACGGACTGAAGCCTGCTATCGGCATCGGATCTGACACCCTTACCCCGTCCTCCTACGAGTCCATCAGCCTTGTCCAGACTGGCAGTGCCGAACATCGTCAGATTGTGTTCGTCGAACTCCGACAGAACCCGATTGCCCTTAGCACGACGTGGACGGCCCTACCAACTCCTGCCGTAACTGTAAGCGAAGTCCAAGCATGGAACGGCACTAACCGCATCTGGCGTGTCAGCATCGCACCTCAACCGAAGGCTGGTAGCATCACGATTGCTTACGGCACTAAGACGGCAACCCTGTCCTACAATGCGTCGCCTGCTTCCATCGCCGCCGCCTTGTCCCCAGCACAGGTCTTTGCTACTGGTCAGTATCAGTGGGATATCGTGATTGCCGAAGACAGCGTTCTTACGGCCTCTGGAAGCCTTATTGGTTACAACGGGTATTCTGGATCCATCAATTTTGCTACCGCCGAGTGCCATCAGTTCCTGGCTGGTGCTGAACGTAAGGCTACGATGCTTGAAATCTCAATCTCGATTGATGACAAGCGTTACACCCTAATCCAGACTGCTTGTAACGTCTTCGCTGACGTCGTTTCCGATGGAGTAATCCAGCCGCTTCCTCTTGGTGTTGCTATGTCTGAACAGGTGGCAAACGCTCGCTTTGTCCGCCGTGACATTGACCAGAACCCTGACGCATCTACTCTGGACGCAATCTGGCCTAATCTTGGCGTTGAAACACTTGGATCCGATGTGGCTGGTGCTTTAAATGGTGCTGACTCTCCTTCTTCGGCCAATCCGTTCGCTACCATTTCAGACCTGTCTGGCATTGCTTCTGTCTGGGGAAACATCACTGGAACTCTGTCTGACCAGACCGACCTCCAAGATGCCTTGGATGATAAGTATGATGCCAGCAATCCCTCTGGGTTCATCGACTCGTCTGCTCTGACTGGCTACGCTACGGAGTCTTGGGTCACTTCGCAGGGCTACATTACCTCTGCCTCTTTCAACGATTACGCAAGGCTTGATGGAGCCACCTTTACAGGTGGGGTAAGTTTTACCTGGTCTTTGGATTTCCAGGATAATGGGCATCTAGATGCTTCTGGAGTGGACTCCGATGGCCGTTTTCGCATCCGCTTCGGACAGGGTAATGGCGGCTCAATCGCCTGGGGTGATTTCGGTTTTAATGGGACTTACCTTGTCTACGGCAACGGCTCCAATATGCCCGAAACAGTTGCTTCGCAGACTTGGGTCAAGGCTGGAGTGACATTCACTGGGAAGGTAAATATGGCCGCACCTACGGCTGGCTCGGCTTCTCTCAATCTTGGCGTCGGGACTGCTCCGACCACCTCTGTTGCTGGTGATATCTGGATTGCAACGAACATCAATTACAGGGACTCTGCTGGGGTTCAAAAGGCTGTTGCGAACACCAACACTTCAAACACCTACACCGCACCGCAGATTATTCAGGCCCCAGTCGGGACTGTAAATGCCGCCCTGCGTATCACGCAACTTGGAACGGGCAACGCCCTGCTCGTCGAAGACCAAAACACTCCTGACACTTCCGCACTAGTCGTTGACGCTTCTGGCAACGTCGGCGTCGGCGTCGCAACTGGTTACACCTCCACCTCTAAGTTTGAGGTGGTCGGCAACGTCAAGGGTACGACCCTTTCTACCGCCTCTGGCCCTGCGTTCTCGTTGGACAGCATTGTGTCCCACACAGGCGGCTCTGACACCAATGACCTACTCGTCACCATCGGTGGTGTTAACTACCGCATCGGTATGCGAATTGTTTAATCTTATGATTATCGCACTCATCTCCCTCATTCTCGGCTTCGCTGGCGGTTTCTTCGCTGGCGTCAAGAACGCCAACAGTTCCAAGATCTCCAAAGGCAAGGAACTGCTCGACGCCCTCAAGTCCAAGGAATAAGCGATGCGGTATCTGGCCTTGATCTTCCTCCTGGCTGGATGCTCATCCACTAAGCCAGAACTGCCGAAGCAACCTGACGCTCCGACCAACGGAGCCGTGGTTCAGTCTCTCGGCAAGGAACTGGATAAGACCGACAGCCGTGTAGGTGCGGCCATCGTGGTCGCCGTCGAGAACCTGGACAAGCCTGCTGTCGCAAAGGCCGAACTTGGGGTAGCCTCGTCCTACCTTCCAGTGCCGTCAGAAGGAGACGTGGCCTTTGCCAGACAGCGTGCGGCCAAAGCGGACGCAAAAGCGTACGCTGACGCCATGGACTTCGGAAAGAAACTCCTAGCCAAGATTGATGGCAACTGGGCCAGGATGGAGGCTGACCAGAAGGAGGCCAAGCGTGTGTCCGAATTGAAGGATGCCCGTATTGCAGACCTCCAGAAAGAGATTATCCAAATTAAGCAGGACGCATCCCGCAACGTCTGGACTCTGACGGGGGCTGGATTGGTCGTCCTTGGCGGCATCGCCTGTGCCTTTGCCTCCATCCGAATCGGCATCCCGATCCTTTTGGCTGGGGCGTTCGCTGGAGCCATTCCTTTCATTATCGACAGCCCTTACTTTGAATACATCGCTGGTACTACCCTAGTCGCCATCTCTGGCCTAGGACTCTGGTGGTTGTTCGACAAGGTTAGGGACTCCGTTAAAAACAATGTCCCCCCCTCCCCCAGCGAGTAATCCCGACGACTACCAACAGGTAGTTAAGGACGGGGTGATTGCCTCGGCCCTAGGTTCTGCGGCTATGGTGGCTCGCCTGCTTTTGTCCACCGAACCTGTGTCTTGGGGATGGGTGGTTCGTCGTGTCTTTGCCGCCGCTATAACCGCCGCCTTCGTGGGCTGGGCCGTCGCTGAACACATCCAGTCCATTCCCCTACGCTTCGCCGCCACGGGTGCGGCTGGCTATGCCGCCCCTGAAGTCTTGGATTACCTTTTGAAATACATTCACGCTAGGGGTCAGAAAGAGGTAGCCGCCGTAAAGAAGGGAGTTCCCAGTGCCAAAAGAAAAGCCAAGCGTAGATAACAACCTGTTAATCTCGGCAGGCATAATCTTGGGCATCTCTTCCATTTGTGCCGTCTATACGGCCTGTGTGGTCGATAACGTCTTGAACGCCTTTTCTTCTACCGAGGCTATGGTAATGCTCATCACCGACTCAGGTATCAAGTCCGACGACCTGAAGACTGAGAGGCAGTTGTCCGAGGCGACCCTTGCCCTCCAGACTTCACGGGACATAGCCGTCGCCCTAGTCGTTGCCTCGTTGATGATGGCTCTGGCTCTCGGATGGCGGCTTTGGACGCAAAAGGGGAATAGCAGGACACCAACCAGTCCACGATAACGCCTTGGCGGGTGGTTTTTGTCATTCTGAGGGGGTAGTTCCTTCGTAAAACAGGGCCGCACCCACCTTTTTAGGGCTGATGATGCCATTAGTGACCATCGCCTTGACCACGGCCTCCGCCTGCTCCTTGTTCAATCCGTAGTCGGACTCCAGTTCCTTAATCAAGGCTCCACGGCTAGTCATGGGCTTGGTCGAGAAGTGGGCATACTGCTGGCCGACCTCAAGCAAGGCGAACTTAGATCCAGGAGGTGCGACCTCCCATAGCACCTTGCCTTCGGCGTGGCGGAGTTTGATGGATAGGGTAGGCTTGCCGTCTGGCATACGCATCCCAGCCAACTTGCCACGCTTGGTCAGGTTGAAGGAGAAGATAGGGAAGTCCTTGGACTCGCGGCGGACGTTGATGATTGCTCTCGCCCAATTGACGAGTTCAGAACTTCCTAGGCCACTGTATGCCATGTCGCTGATGGTCTGGCCCTCCGTCACCTCCTTTGGCTTAGGCTTACCTTCGTGGTGGGTGAAGACGATGATGCACCCCGTGTCCTTTAGGATAGGCTGGATAAGGTTGCGGAGGAAGTGGGAAGCAACCTCCTGCTTAGACAGGTCGCCGCCGACGTAGGAAAGTAGGGGGTCGCAGAAGATTACGTCGAGTTTCATGCGGACGACGATCTTGCGAACCAAGTCAGCGAAGTCCTTGCCCGTCTTGGTCGTCTCGGTGTAGAAGCGTAGGTTCTCCTTGAGGACTTGCTTATCCGCCGCAGATAGGCTCATAGAGGACGTGACGCCTTGGTAGGACTCAGCCAAGTCGCCAACGTCGCACTCGGCCTGAATGACGCCGACTCGGAGGGGCTTCTTGACGGGGATGCCGAACAGTTCACGGCCCAACGCCCAGGAGCAGGCCGTCTGCATCGTGAAGGAGGACTTGCCGATACCCGACTGTCCCGTGATGAGAAGGCTACCGCCACGGCACAGCCAACGTCCGTGACCAATGACGTGGTTCGGGTCGTGCTGAGTGTCGTAGGTTTCCAGGAAGTCCGTATTGAGTTCATCGGGGAGATCGTGGCCGTCCCTCCAGATAACCCAAGCGTCCCAAGACTCAGCACCGACTTTGAGGGCTACAACCTTCTGCTCCTTGTCCCCACGCATGACCCCACCTAGCCGTGACCAGCGGGAAGGGTTTTTATTCTGGGGGTCAGGTTCGTGGTCGGTAAGAAAGTCATACACCGTATTACGGCGTTCCTCCCACTGTTCTTTCGTCTCGGCATCGACACGCACCCAAGCATGGACGGATTTTCCGCCAGACTCGATTAGTGCGGTTATGGGAAGGTTGGACTGATGGAAGATGGCTACCTGCTCGTCCTTGGCCTTCTTGTCGAACTCAACCAGGACGTGACGGTAGGAAGACACTGACTGGTCAGTTCCAGAGAAGTCGTCAGCCTTG